GGCTCTTTAATACAATATAAAGATCTGACTCTGGTAATTACAGCTAGGCATGTTACCGACGATGCTATTGGAACAACATATATGATCTTTAAGAATAAAGAAAGTGTATCAAGTGTGTTATTGTATAAAAGCCAAGTTGCCGACATAGCCGTCCTCTTACTGAATGGGAAATTTCGTAATAAATCTATAAAACCAATGGATTGGAACGTCACCAAATCATATGATATCGGAATGGATATAGTATATTCCGGGTTTCCTTCTTGGCATAAACTTATGTCATTTAATGGCAGAGTCGCAGGATACGAAATATCAAAGACAGGCGAAACTCAACTGATAGTAAATACCTACGGGTGGTTTGGGTGTTCAGGTTCTTTATTATATGATACAAAAGGTAGGATTATAGGTGTATTATATGGTGTAGACGTCGAATATACTTATGGCACACAGATTCAAGAAAATATGATTTGGGTAGCACCTATAAAGCAAATTAATATAGAAGAAGCAATAAAACCTTTCTGTCGTGGAACAGTAGGGAAATTCAGGGCATGCCAGTAACAACGTGGAAGCGTTTTATTTCAGAAGGTAAACTCAAACCAGCTGCCATAGTTGTATGTTTGAAGCCTGATAGTCGATTTCTTATAATACGACGTTCTGATGTAGATGAGCGACATGGCCAGTGGACTATTCCGGGCGGACATGTTGAAGACTCAGATAGCACAATCGAGAATGCCGCTATTCGCGAACTCGATGAGGAGACGGACTTAATTTGCGATATTGAAGATCTTGTATACCTCGGTGAACCAAAGCCTGAAAAATATTACTACTTAACAAAAAATTGGACCGGGACATTAAATATTGACAAACCTAATCCCGAAACTGGCATGGTTGAGCATGACGATTATTGTTGGGCTACTATAGAAGAGATAAAAGACATAGACAATAGTGAAATTCCGATCTATTTATTGGAGAAAGCTTTGGAAATGTCTAAAAATGAATGATTTGTACGACGAACTTGATGAAGATCTTAGAAAATGGTTTGGCCGAAAGGGTGCACCCGGCAAGAAGAAAGGCTGGGTGGATTGCAACACGTGTCGTAAAGACAAAAAGACTGGCAAAAAGAAATGCTCAGCATGCGGTCGATCAAGCGGCGAAAAACGTTCAAAATATCCATCGTGTCGGCCCACTCCGTCGGCATGTGGGAAAAGAGGCAGCTGGGGTAAAAAGTCTAAAGCCGGCAAAAAGGGTGGTAAATCTAAAAAAAACGAGGTCTTATACATGGATTTAGAACAAATTATTGAAGAAGAGTTAAACATGAATTTAGAACAAATGATCCAAGAGGAATTTGAAGCTGTACTTGACGAAAAGAAAAAGAAAAAGCGTAAAAAGAGTTCTAAGAAGAAGAAAACGAAGAAAGATGCATGTTACAATAAAGTAAAATCACGTTATAAAGTGTGGCCAAGCGCATACGCTTCTGGTGCTCTTGTTAAATGTCGTAAGGTTGGTGCTAAAAACTGGGGTAATTCTAAGAAAGAGTCTCTTGAGATCATGATTGAAGACGAATTGTCGCAAGTTTTAGAAGAAAAGAAGAAAAAAGCATGTAAACCCTCCAAAGGAAAGCGCTTTGCTAAGCGTGTAGACGGTAAATGTCGTTCATATGGGCAGAAAGGACAAGCAAAAGGTGGTGGAGACCGCATCAGACCGGGTACAAAGAAGGGCGATGCGTATTGTGCGCGCTCAGCAAAAATTAAAAAATGTAAAAACCCACCATGTGCCAATGCATTGTCCCGCAAAAAATGGAAATGCCGTGGCTCAAAGTCTATGAAAGAGTAAAAAATGTTAAATGACGAACAAATTCTGCTAAAAACAGCAAAATTGCTAGAAAATTTGGATATTTCCAACAAAAAACCCGAAAAAGTGCTCCGAGAAGTCACCGAAGACGAGATGCGGGTACTTGAAGATGTGTTGGACGATTTAGATCCAGCTAATTTGCCCCTTAACGACCTTTTCAGTGGCAAAATGCGGGCAGTTATACCATTTCCGACCATTGACCTCTCAACAGAGCTTGGAAAGTTCACAGAATTCTTCAGATCTCAAGAATATGACGTAGATTGGGAGAAAGGTATGGTGTATGCTGAGCGTGATCTGCGTAAATCTGACGATTTTCTTGATAGTTTGATGGGCGGACCGGAACCAAAGAAGAAAACCAAGAAGATTCAGATGAAAATCGGCAAACTTTTCTCCAAATTGGCTGATTTAAGCCGAAGAAAAGACGAAATATACCAAAAAGTCTATGATCACTTGGATGGTATTGGTTATAAGTTAGCAGATGGTGAACCAGTTAGGACATCAAAGCGAGTTACCGGAAAAATGCTCAAAGCAGCACTCGATGAGAAAGAATATGAAAATTTTGAGAGAATTAACACTCAAATTTGGTTATATATCGTAAGTCCGGGTGTTGCAGGGCCTGCAGGTTACGATTTAACCGATTTAGCCACTCAATACGGCGAATATTGGAAAAAGAACGCCGGATACATCAAAAAAGAGATAAATAACATCGATAATGACAAATTTTCCATTATTATTACGCGACATCCGGTAGATGTGCTCAGAATGAGCGATTTTGACGAGATTACCTCTTGCCACTCTCCTGCTAGTCGTGCAAGTGCCTATCAATCGTACTATAAATGCGCTGTAGCCGAGGCTCAAGGCCACGGAGCGGTAGCATACGTGGTAGAGACGGATGAGCTTCTGTCAGCTACAAATACGGGTAATATAGACAGCGCAGAGCAAGAAATTCAAGAAGGCGAGATATTTTATGATGATAAGCGCGCCGATACCGGCGATATTGAGCCAGTTTCTAGAATTCGCGTCCGACATGTTAGATATTATGACACAGATGAGCCCGCGCGCTGGGATGATGGACAAGATGTTGGAATGCCTGAAAAACGCGTATATGGTGCTGATATTCCCGGTTTAGCTAATCAAGTTACCGACTGGGCGAGATCCAACCAAGAAGAAGTTATCCAAAACATGCCGAAAGAAGATGGCAAGATTAATTTAGATAGATTTATGATCTTTGGTGGTTCCTATGAGGATACCGCTAATGCAGAGGGTCGTGCAGTGCTGATGAGGCAACTAGTAGATCAACGCGTTAGTGGTAATATGAAACAAAACAAAGATACCGAAAACAATCTTGATGCAAATTTAATCGGTGATATCAAAGCAATGGTGGAAGGCGAATGTGAAGATGTAACAAATTATTGGATGGAAAGATATGCTCAGACATTTATTGATTATGAAGTGCGCGAAGACGGCGCTGATAGCGTTTATATTATACCCACTGCTCAATTTGTTGCTAGATGGCCAATTGATGAGTGGAAAAGGTTGCCGAGCAATGCAGAAGAAGTTGTGTGGAACTCTGTTGATGAATTAAATGAAAGAAACGGTTATGGTGATATATTTGTGCCTTCGAAACATGATACCCCCACAATCCGCAGGATCCGCGAAGAAATACACTTATCTATTCCTATTAACTTTGAACATCCTGAGATTTATGGGGGGAGGTATATGGCCATGTCATCCGAACTTAATGACGCCGGGCAAAATATTGATACTAAGATCGATGATGGTCGTGATGCTTGGGAAGAGATTCTTACACAGTACTTCAAGCGCGAAGGGCAAATAGAAGGGGGCGCTTACATTAAGCTGGCTCGGGAAATTGAAGATGGTGAGGTCTCATCTTACGAGTGGGATGTTGAGACTGATGGCGATTATGATGAGTCATATGAATCCACAGCACGATACTCCCACTACTACGATCCAGAAGATTTAGGATTAGACATTCGTGTACTTTTCGATATTCTCGATTCTCGTGATTTTAGAATTGAGTTGAGAAAGCAATTGCTCGAAGAACCAAGAAAAGCCGAGAATACACAATATTACTTAAATATGGACGCTACAACAGTAGAGCAAGCGGGAGAGGCTAGATTTACGGCTATATTCTCGATTAATGCTGATGCGCCTGATATTATGACTGGACTATTTAAAGAGCTTGTGGAGGGTTCTATGGACGACGAAGACAACCTTAAGGTGGTGTTCAACAGAGTGTTGGCTCAGTTTGTAAACTCTCGCCAACCATCGTTCATGCAAACAAACGAAAGCCTCGTAAAAACGTGGAAAGGGTTCTTAAACTCATGAGCAAATATTTAAAAGATCCCGAATACCTTTTTAGCATTATTACCATGCTTGTTAAAAAAAACGGTGGAAAAATAATACTTACCGAAGAAGAAATTAAAAATGTTTCAAAAGGTGATCTAATAGGGATGTATTACGAGCCCGATACGGGCAACATTATACTAAAAGAAGTTAACGCTGAGGATATGATGCAGGCTACTTCGATGGTGCGCCAACACGAAAAAGACGATGGGGCATATGATAACTAATGTCCGACAA